GAACCTTCTGGAAGCCGAACGACATACCGGCAGCGGCGCTCTCGTGCGTCAGCATCGAGATGACCTTGGCAGCGTCTGGATCGGCTGGATCTAGTTTCGCCTCAACGCGCAGACCAGTCTCGTCCTCAGTCAACTGAAGGCGACCGCTTGCCGTGGTGGCAAGAGCGCGCGTCTCGTCATGACCAAACAAGAAGGAGATGATCTTCTGCCCTGCGGATGCGCGAGCCAGTGAACGCTTGAAGGCGCTCGGCGCAATGCGCTCCTCGAATGGCAGACCAGCGCTCGCGCTGTTCCAGATCGCGGCGTAGCCAGTGAAGGTTCGCTGTCCATCAGCGTCAGCCTCGGCAAGACGGTATTCGCCGATTGGCAGTGAGCGAACTTCTTTCTCTTTCATATCAATGATCTCCCTATCTTCAGCTGCGATCAAAGCATCTGCCCACGAGAGTACGCGATCAGTTGCGTCGCGGTCAGTTGTTTCCACACCCCAGAGGAAGCCAGCGACGGCACCTGGTCCAGGGAAGTCATCGTTGTCCGAGTCCTCGTTCTGGGGTACGCCTTCCCAGTCGCCACGGTGGCGGCGAATCCACGCGGCCATGCGGATTACCTTGTCGGTGTCGGCACGCCCTGCGGCAAGTTCGCGAGCCTCTGAGATGGTCTGTGCCTGCAATCCGTCACCAGCGCGACCGTCTTCCACGAATGACAAGCCACGAGCTGCGGCGTTGCGAATGTAGTCAGGCACCTCGTACACGGCGCGCTCTTCGTCAGCCTGCCAAGCGTTGCAGTAGTAAGCACCGCTCACATACTCATCCCACTTCTCGCAGTACGCCTTGTCGCCTTCAACCTTTGCTTCGTTGTAGAAGACGCAGTTGCCGCAGGCGCGGCCTTCAGGTACATCATTCTCGAGTGCTGGTCGGTAGTTATCAGGCAACACGCGCGCGACAAGATAGTCGCCGCCTGGCTCAATTCCCTCTGCAAGAGAGACGGCAATCATCTGCGCTATCGCGTCTTCCTTGGAGTTGTGACAGCCGATGACCTCTCCGTCCTGCTTGACGGTCGCCCAGCCATTGCAGTCTGCGGACTGATCCGTGACGAAGTACGGCATTACTCTGTCGGCTCCTGCCCAACGACTCCGATGTTAAGCGCCTTGTAGTGCTCGTCTCCGCCGACCACATCTGCGCGATCTTCAAGACGGCGAATCTCGTTGAGCGACAGGATGCCGTTATTCAGGGCGATGGCGTATGCGTCGTAGCGCTCCTTGGTCGTAGGGCGGAGCAGGCCGTCAAGGGTGAACTTGATGAAGGTCTGATCGGCACCTGGAACAAGACGCTGCAAGCCAGCCTCTAGGCGCGTGACGAGTGGTCCAAGCCCAAGGCGCAGCCACTCGATGCTGACGATCTCAACGCTGTTGTACGAGCTGTTGCCGCCTGGGTACTGGAGCAGGTGGAGCGGTACGCCCATCAATCGAGCGATCGACTCAACGCCCCAGTGCAGGGTCTCAACCAACTGCATATCGCTAATCTTCATGGACATCTGCTGAAAGTCTGCGCCACCAGTCAGCACGGCGATCTTGTGCATCTTCTCAATGCCTTCGTGCCGGCGGCTGAACGAGTTGCGGAGTGAGTCAGCCTGATCCTGCGTCAACTCGCCAGGAATCTTGATCACGGCGGATGGGGCTGCGCCCTGCTCGTAGAACTTCGCGCTGTACAACTGCGTGGCGCTGGCAAGGCCGAGCGTCGTGCGGTGCTGCTCGACAGGCGACGGCGCGCGGAGCGCCGAGCCAGTGGCGAAGAGTGGGATGTGCAGGATTGCGTCAGCGGTCAACTCCACGCCAACATTGTCATCGCCAGTGACGGTGTAGATCGGTGCGCCGTCAACGCTCTTGATGGTGACCTTCTGCGGATCGAGTACGCGCATCTCAACGATGTCGCCGTTGCGCCCTTTGATGAAGAGCACGAACAGATTGCCATCAATAAGGAGTGACGAGACCATGCGATGCTTGAGGTCAAAGCCAGTGAAGTTCGGATTGTTTGGCTGCGGCATCGTGAGCCAAGATGGTGACGGTCGGTATGGGCGGCGTGTGCCGTCAATGCGGATGTAGGTATCCCATGGCAGCGACGCGACCGTGTCGGCGTACAGCTTGACTGCTGCGTAGTAGGCTCCGATTGAGAGTGCCGTCTGGCTGTTGATTGAGACACCGGCAGAAGAAACCGATGGCTGATTGTCGGTGATCCAAGTGCCACCTACGGCACGCTGCTCACCAAGGATGCGGCGGAGGATGCTCACTTACGGTCTCCTAGCGTATAGCCGATAGCGGCAAGAGCCGCGCCCAATGCGATGAGTCCTAATGGGATAGAGAGTAGCGCGAGACCTGCAATGACAAGTGCGCCACCCACAACTTCGAGAAGGTTGCTAATCATAGGTTGATCCACTCCACTTTCGCTGCTGACTTAGGTTCTACCTGTAGGAACTTTACACCCTGATAGGCGACTACGGCAGAGACGGCCGCGTCAATGCGGTCAGGCGAAGCCTTGTACGCCTTGGTCAGAACCTGCCCATAGCGCGTGAGGCGCGTGTGAACATTGCTGATATGGCGAGCTAGGAGCGGTGAGCCGTCATGGCGCAGCCCCTCGCCAGTCGCTACGGCCGTGAAGAATCGGTCTACGGCTGGACCCATGCGCTCAATCGTTGCGGTGTTGAAGACTGCCACGCGCTTGCCGTAGCGCTGCGTCCAGTCCTCAATCTCGGAAGCCCAGCCAGGAGGGTCGGCGAAGATGGTTGCGTCATAGGTCTGCATGACCTGATCGATCACTGCGTCTACCTCGCCACGCGGCACCGTCCAGTCTGGGTCGCGGTTGGTGTCGGACTTCTCCCACGCCCTGATCAGGAAGATGTGACCGTCCATCGTGCAGGCGGTGATGACCGTTGCGTCGCGCGCATACGAGCCGTCAAAGCCGATGCTCAGGCGCTCGCCTGGAATAAGTTTGCGCTCGCGGTCAGCCAGTTTCATCCAAGCCTCTGCACCGATCCAGCGGTCTGGCGGCTGCACAAAGCGGTTGAGATGGTAGCGCTGCCACTCGTGCATTGGCACTTCGCTGGCGCGTGCGAGCAGTCGGTCAATGTCTACGAATGCCGGTGCGCTTGGGTTCGCCTGCTCTAGTGCAGCCCTACGGCCAGTGTCGGTCTCTAGGTCGTGGCTGTCAGCAGCAGCCCACCACTCGACTAGGAAGGAAGGGTCGCTCACCTCGCCAGACGAGATGCGCTTGGCGTAGGTCAGCATCCGACCGAGCAGCGTGTTCTCGTCGGAGCCTGCGGTCGAGATGTTCAACTCCAGCGCCTCGGCGCGCTTGGCGAGTGAGTTGGAGAGCACGAGATGCACTCGCTCTTTGTTGCCAGTCCACTCGTGCAACTCGTCAGCGATAAAGCAGGTAGGTCGCCCACCGTCGTTTGTGCCTGCCGCAGCAGCCACGCGGTACATCCGGCCTGGGCGATCCTTGATCAGGATCTCGGTGTCATAGACCTCAAAGAGTTTGGCGAGTGGACCCTGCGTCAGCATGATCCGAGCAGTGCCAAAGAGCAGGTCAGCCTGCTCGAATGATGCCGCAGCGATAGGGATGTTCGGCGACTTCGGAGCCTTTGGTCCTGCCAGTTCAGCCAAGGCGATAGCCGCGAGCAGCTCGGTCTTGCCGTTGCCCTTAGGCGTACCCAGCAGGGCGCGCTTCACGGTGCGCTTCTGTGTGGCTGCGTCGTACTCATAGATACGCCAGATGTAGGCACGCTGCCACGGCTCTAGTCGGAACGGCTCGCCGAACTTGTCGCCCTCACCGTGGACTAGGTTGGTCTCAATCCAACGGCAGACCAGCCCACCCCACGACGGTGGTGGTGGACTACTGATCGGCGACGAGTAGAGCGGCCTCTTCTGCGGAGTCGTTGCCGGCTTCGATGTAGCGTGGGTCGGCTTCGGCTTCGGCTTCCGCGAAGGCTGCGTTTGCGATTCTGGCATTGAGTTCCTCCAGGCTGCGTGCGGCTTCACCATACACGATGCCCAAGGTCAGCCCTGCCTTAGGGTGCAGACCGAAGCGATCCTCTAGCTGGCGGATCTCGGCATCTACTGAGGTGCGCTGTCGGTACATAGGGTTGAGGATCTTCTGCCCCTGAGAGCCAACGGTCATCGGCTCCTCGCGTAGGTAGATGTCCATTCGCTCGCGCTCGTCGTACATTGAGAAGAGCCGCTCA